ACAAGCAGTAATTTTAGCATTTACATTTTCTAAACCTGCTGTATTTGATTGTATAGCGTCTAAGCTAGTTTCCATTGTTCCTTGAAGAGCAGCAGTAGCTGCACCTGTAGGAAGTGGTGAAGCAGTCACAGCAACATTAAGAGTTCCTTGGTCACTTGCTAATGTAACAGGTACAGATGATGTTTTAACACTTTGTCCTAACGCAGGAGTTTTATTATCTATAGATGTAGTATCTTGCGAAGTAGTAAGAATATTAGCATCGATTGAAGTATTTGTTGCTTGAATACTTGCTGTAGAAGCTTTAATATTATTTGAATTAGTACTAATATTAACAGCATTATTAAGAATGCCTCCTGTATCACTGTCTATAGTAAGTAAAGTAGCTTCTGTAGCTGCTGATGCACTATATACTGCAACTGATGTAGCTCTAAGTTCTGTATCTGTTAGTGGTCCTGTAGTAGCTAATGTACCAGAAAGAGAAACATCTAATGGAGCTGCACGTAATTCAGCGTCAGTAAGTACGCCATCAACTGTAATAGAGTTTCCTCCGTCTTGTATACTTACTGCTGCACCACCAATATTATTACCTACTATAACAGTATGTCCATTAGGTAATTGATTGGCCGATGTTGCTGCTCCTGTTGGAATAGGAATCGTAGCAAGTGAAACAGGTTGAGTTGTTGCTGTACCATCTACGAGTATTGTTCCTGATATTCCTACTGTACCATCTACGGTAATGCTGTTGCCACCATCTTTAATATTAACTGCATTTGCTCCTGAACCATTATCTATTGTAACATTATGTCCGTCTGCTAATTGATTAGCCGATAAAGCTGCTCCTGAAGGTAAAGGAAGAGATGCTGCTGATATTGGTTGAGTAGTAGCAGAACCATCTGTTGTAAAAACACCAGTACCTGCGTCAGCAACTACTGTACCGTCTACAGTAATAGAGTTACCTCCATCTTGAATATTAACAGCACTTGCTCCAGCTCCATTTGTAACTGTTACATTATCAGTATCTACCTTAGTGGTAGCTGTATCTGTAGAAGTTACTTTAGTTAATATATTAGAAAGAACAGTATTACCAGATGTTTGTAAACTAGCTGTAGAAGGGTCTGCTGTTACTTTAGCTATTAAAGCTGTTAAAGTAGCATCTTGACTATCTAATGTCAATCCTTGAGCTGTAGTTTCTGTAAGTAATATATTTAACACTGCCGATGGATCTAGATATACTAGTGGTCCTACTGGATTATAAGGATTTCCTCCGACATCTTCATAAGAAGTTACCCACGGGCCTGATGGCTGTGTGTATTCTCTTATTTGTTGAACTACTACATCTGATGCTCCGGTATCTCTAATCAAAAGAATCTCTACATCTTGTGTAGCCTTGACTGTATTTAATAATGATATTAACGTAGCTTCACTGGCTAGGTATGGAGATGATCCTCCTAATAAATCTTCAATTCTTTTAGATGAAGATAGGAGAAAAGATTGACTGTCTTTTGACATGAGAAAAGTATTTTTTGTTATTTACAATTACATTCTTCAAACATGCAGATAGACTGCACAGTTTTAAGAGTGTTTATGGCTTGAGTTCTGTTCCCGCAAGCAGCTGCTGAAGTCTGAGCTGATAATAGCATTGCTTCTGCATCAGTAATAGTATCTATAAGTTCGCCGTCACTACAATCGCAGTGATTATCGCTAAGTCTTAATACTAATTTGTCTATACAACATCTAGCAGAACATGTAATAAATTCTGTTAAGTCGTATGTAACTGTCGTAGCAACAGCTGGGGTTCCAGTTGAATAATACACAGTATATATAAAGTCATAGAATCCGTCTGCTAAACCGAGATCAGATAATGACATTGTGAAGTTTCCTGTGACAGTCGCAGGTAATAGTGTTGTTAAATTAGTTATTGTTCCGTTTATACTTATTTCTATCTTAGTAACGTTAGACATAGCTGCATTAGGTGCGTTCCATCCACCAGGATTTGAGTCTACATTGTATAATCCAGTAGTATCTGTGATTTGTAGTGTTTTGCAATTATGATAACAAATTGAAATTGTAGGTGCTAAGGCCATGAAAAGAAATATAAAAGTGAAAAAATAATCTTAAAAAAATAATAAAGGAAAGGAGCCTAAGCTCCAATCCTTTAATTAAGTTTTATTATTTATAAAGTTACTCCAAGCATTTGCTCGATAGTAGCTTCTAAACCAGCGGTTCCGCTTACCCAACTAGGTCCAGCAGCTCCAGCAGTAGTTCCTACATTAACTGCAATAGTTAAATGTTTAGGAGCATGCATAGCACCATATCCTCTTTCTTCTTTAGTCGTATATGAAATTTCATATAGATTATAGAAAGAAGCAGCTTCTGCTAAATTTCTTCGAGTATGTACTAGTGGCTCAGGAGTTCTCATAGTGTTTCCACCATTTCCTTGTAGGAAAAATTCCATTTCAGCAACTTGCTCATATGTTCCAGCACCTGTACTTGAAGCTGCAGAAGCAGTATAAGTAGTAGTTCCAAAATCTTTAAGAGTTAAATTCCAAGAAGCTTTACCATGGTTAAGTTTACCATTATCAAACTTTTTAGCTACTCCTGTAAGTTTTAATCCCCATTCGGCAGCAAGACCAGCAGCAGAAGTAATAAACTTAGTAGTAGTTCCTTTTAAAGCAAAAGTTTCTTGTAAAGGAGTCTCTAATACTAAGATACCTGAAGCAGCTCCAGTAACAGTAGAAGATTTTATTTTATAAACTGGATCAGTAGTTGCATTTCCAATTCTAAAATAATCACCATTTTCTACATCTGCAGCAGCAGCTGCATGAGTAACAGTTACAGTTTTACTTCCAGCTGTTCCCACAACTAGGTCTTGTATGGCTCCCATTGCAGTACCTGCTTCATCACAAAGCATTTCTGGTTTTATAATAGTGTCAGCTTCGTGTTTGAAGTTATTCAAAACAGATAAGTTAAGTCCGTTTGCAACACCTTCTTGAGTTGGCGTACCTACAGCTCCAAAAACAGCATGTTTTAAATAAATTCCACCATGAGCTGATGCTAAACTTTGATTAACATTGATATTCGCCATATAGATGTTATCTACTTTTGTCGAACCAACTTCAATAGCACCTGCAGTGCCATTATAACCAATTATATCTACTTGTTCTACTGCCGCAGCAGATAAAACCTTTCTTACGTCTGTAACTGTAGTAGGATCAATAATTTCTGAAAATACAGGAGAACTTCCGTTTTCTTGTACTACCATGAATCTTTGAGCCGTTGAGCTATTAATAAGTTTTTGCCCTGAGGCATCAAATACTCCTACTTCACCTGTAGCTAAAGCTACGGCGTCGACTGCTCTAGCACTATCTGCTACAGCGGAGTTGTTTCCTAACATCAACCATTGGATGTTGTTTTGTGAAAAAATAGCCATTTTGACTTTCGTTTTAAATTAATAATATATTCTTATTCTGATTTTTGACTTAACTGAGCATTAGTGGATAGTCGTTGTTCTGAGAACACTTCTAATCCTATTAGCACAGCTTCGTCGATTATTTCTCTTATAAATGAGTCGTTAAACTCAACTGTTTGAGGGGAAGTAAATCCCTCTATACTTAATGTAGTATCTAATAGTGTTAGATCAGATACTATAATTGGATTGGGACGCTTTAAATATCTTAAGTGATATTTCGTTATTTCCATGTTGTTTCCTTTGATTAGCTCATGTTGTTGTCTAATTCCACTCAAAGTATCCCATTCATAATCCATTCTCCAAACAAGTAGCTTATGAGGCTTTTTAAAAGGATTCTTTTTATTCTTGGTATACTCATCATGAGTAACAGGTTTTACTTCTACTCTTTCTCCATCTATACATGGATCTGTTGAAGATAGTGTAGCTTCTTCCATTGTTGACCACATAAAGTCTGTAGGTAACTCTACAAACCTGCCATCAGGTAAATTCAAAGAACTATTGTAAGTTTTTGGAATAAGATTATCTGTCTTAGTTAAAGGAGCTAATTCTTTTTTCCTCTTCTCACTTTGCTCATAACCCTCTCGGTATTTATTACCAAGGGGATTATAAACTTGTTTTATTTTTCTGTCAGCACCTTTAGTCAATAATACTGAGATCTCGTAGTCATCTAAACCTGGAGCCGAAGCACCCATCAGTTTATCATATGCTAAAAGAAACTCATTTTTTATTTCAAGTACTGTCATGTTTTATTATTTTCCGTCTGATATATCAACTCTTTCTTTGATATTAGCGTAGATTTCTTGATTTTCAGGTTGCTTAATAAAAGCGATAGCGTTAACCATGTTGGCTACTTCACTTTTCTCAGCTAATTTATCACCACCTGGTAATTCATATTTGCCGTGAACAATCTTAATAGCACCTGCTCTTACTGCTTTATGAATAAATATCTTATCTTCTAACAACTTATCTTCGGCTACTTCAAGAAATCTCTTAATGTCATTCTTGATTAACTTAGTTATCTCAGTTCTAAGGAAGTCGTCAGTAGCATCTTCTCCTGCACTTCTACCATAGTTTTTAAGAATATTAGACATTGTAGATCTATCATTTCTGATTTCTCCAAACTTAGTCCAAGCTCTTTCATTACTGTCAGCTTCAGATAAAGTAGTTTTCTCCATATAATCAGCTCTAATTATAGCAAATCTATATGTTACTTTATTCATTTGCTCTTCTCCTGAAGGTGCTATTAACTCTCTATTAGCAAGTAGAACTTTATAATCTAAATAATCCTTAGGATTACTTAAGTCTAGTATTCTTTTATTCTTGTCTAATTTAATTAACACAGTGTACCAGTAATTTTCATTTTTCTTATTATGTACTGATAACTCACCTACATCAAAAGGCATTCCTGATCTTGATCGATCTTCAAAGAACTCACGCTCGTCAACTGTTAAAGGGTCTATTAAATTACCTTGTCTATCTTGAGGGACACATACATCTATTGTAGCATTTCCATATAATTGGAAGGCCTCATGTTTAGGATCTTTAATTGGACCTCTAGGTCTATTAACTATTTCAATTGTTACCTTTTCATTAGGTAAACTAAATTTTACTTTTTTTGCGATTGCCATCTATTGTATATATTTAATTAATAATTCTTCTTCTTCTTTTTAATAATAAAGAGGAAGGGGAGAAGAATTACCAACTCCCCCTTATCTCTTTAATTTTTGTTATGCTAATATGTTAGGGATAAAAGATGCAGTCCTAGAAGGATCTTTCACACACACACCACCAATGAACATTTTATGCTCTTCCCAAGAATCCTCAGCTGTTCCGATTGCAGTAATTTTGCCATCTGGATCAAAAGGATGTCTAAGTCCTGGAATGTATTTATGAATGATTTCTGGTTGACCTTTAACACCAACTTTTTGAATATTAGGAACTCCGTTAGTTGTTCCAATATCAAAGATATCATATCTGTAAGACTCAGCAACTCCACCATTTGGATGCATTACTTTGTTACGGTTTCTGTCATCGTACATAGAATCAATGGACAAAGAAACTTTGATACCATTTGGTCCTTGAAATTCGATAAACTGTCCACCATAGCCGTAGCCCATTTTGATGTTGTTCATTGTCTGCTTGTAGATTCTGTCCATATTACGTAGTGGAGTAAACAATTGAAGGTGTCCTTCTAATGCTTCAGAAAACTGTAACGCTCCCCTTTCACCTGTTCGTAAAACAAACTCTCTATCATCTCCGCCTAACTTACCTTCAGATAAATCTAAAAGTCTGTTTGACAATTCTTTGATTGAGAATGCATTGTAGTAAGAAGTATTACTAGATTGCATTTGCTCTCTAATCCCAGAACCTTCAACGATAGGAAATCCTGATTTTCCTTTGGTAGCGTAGTTGCCATCAGCTCCACGGTTGGAAGTACCGAAGTATAAAAGTCGACTAATGTCTTCTTTGAACTCTTGCATGAACTTTAAAGATTCATACTCTAACCAAGTAGCCATTGGACTACCATCGTCAGCTAACATCACAGTACCCATCTTACGAGACTTCATATTACCAGGAGTTTTCTTTTCCATTCTGATTTGAGAAAAAGAATTTTTCATAGTGATATGAGACTTATAATGAGGCTTGCGACCTTTTTGTGACATAGTTCTTTCTACAGGAGCATACTCAATAGAAAATTTCTTACCAGCGGCAAGTTCTTCTACAGGCATAAACAATAGTGGATCAGAAGTAAACATTCTAGCCTTATATACAGTGTTAGTTCCTTCAGGAATACCTTCAGATACTATTTGTATAGGGTAGATTTCGTTTTTCTCTCCTACTATTTTCTCTTGATCATCAAACCAATCAATTCCAAATACTAGCTCAAATTCTGCAAGCGCATATCCAGGTGTGTCTGAAGCGGATACTACAGAACCAGCAATTCTAGCTTCAACAAGTGGTACATTTTGTACTGCTTGTGATTCAAGTTCCCAAGTATAATCGGTATCATCCTCAAAATACTTCGTTGGGTACTTAGCTAAAACTGATTCAATGTTATTACCGAAATTCTTTTGAAGAACTTTAGTAATGTATCCCTCCATTTTTTGTGGGCTTTGAGCCCATAATGCTCCTAGGTGGTTCTCATTAGTGAGACCTTTCCAGTTAGTAGCATCCGTCATTTGTAATGGGGAAATTCTTGTACTCATTTTTATATAATTTTATAGTGTTTAAATATTTATCTGTTAAGCTAGTCTATCTATAAAAGACTTGTTTCCAGTATTAGTCTGTTGAACACTTTCTTTAGCCATTCCGCCGAGTTTAAACTCACCATCTTTTGCTAATTGGTTCAGCTTTTCTATTGCTGATTGTGTTTGTACTTTACCGCCAAATAATGGAGATAAATCTGTGAATCCTTTTGTAAGAATATCCATGGCGTGTACTTTGACTTTGTAATCGGCATCGTTAGTCCACTTTGTCATTACAGCATCCATAGCTCTTCCATCAGTTCTTTTAGAGGCAGGAGTTGTAACAGAGTTATAAATCATGTCTCTCATTGTAGGATTCAATTTTACTCCAGGTAGAATATCAGCAGTAGTTATATTAGCTTTTAAATTTGCTCTGTATTCATTGTTTCTCACAACGGCATCAGCGTCCTTATCTGCTTTTTCCTTAGCTCTAGCATCAATATCTATTTGCGCGTTAGCATATAGAGCTTTATGAGCTTGTAAGGCTACTTCTTTATCTTTCCCAGCATCTACTTGCAAGTTAGCTAGATTTTCTGCTTCGTTCTCTGCTATTCCTTTAGTTACATAATTATGAACCATTAGATTAATACGAAGGTCTTTGCCTTCTTCAGAGTCTGCGTTAATATCAGCTTCTTGTATATTTTCAAGTACTTGAATGTCATTCTGTGATTTAACGTACTCTTGAGCGGGTACACCAGCTTCAAAAGCCTTGAGAGCTTGTTGTTGAGCTGGATTTAAATTAGAATACTCATTCTGCTTGATAGTTTTTTTAATTGTTTCAATAAATCCTTCTGCTGTCTTTACTTCACTAGCTTCTTCTTTAGTAAGGTAAATATCCCCCTCATCAGCAAGAATGGAGGCAATCGTAGTAAAAAAAGAAGAGTTTTTATCAGCGCTTTCGTCAGCAGTTGCTGTCTTTTTGGGATCTGAAATATCTTCTGATGAAGGGGATTTTACTTTGTCTTTGTGATCCTCTGCTTCAGCTGCTTCAGCGTCTGTTTTTTCTTCTGTAATGATGCCAACATCATTAAGGTCTATTGTAACTTCAGGTTCAAAACCTGCATTTTCGTCTTGTAAAAGAACTTCTCCCTCTCCAGTTTCTATTCCGGTTTTTCCTTCTGCAGGAAGTGCTTGAGGTGTAATAGCACTTGGTACTCCTTCGTCCGTGATTTCATACTCCATTGGAGCATCGTCCATAGACGCGTTCTTAAATAATCCTTCCATTTTCTTTCTTCTTTACGCCTTCTTTATTAATTACAAAATAATGCATTTATTAAGTACGAATTACCATTTCACATTTACAGAGCCTTATTTTGAAGGTACTGTATAGCCTTTTTTATTTTTAGGTTCTTAATGGCTTATTTCGTTGTATTGCTAATTGTTCTTTTTTTAAACCTTCATTAGCTTTATTTTTTCTTTCTGTTTCTTGTAACTGATTATGTTTTAAATCTAAGTTTTCTCTATTTTTACGAACAGTCTCTGCATGTTTTTCAAAGTCTAACAAAGCCTTATTCTCTTCTCCTCCATTACCTTCTTGCTGTATTGCTGCAATATTCATTTTGGTTTCTTCTTCTAGATAAGTCTTTTCTTTCTCCCATTCCAATGCAGCTTGAGCAGCTTGAGCTTGAGCTTCTTGGCCTTGTTGTGCAACTTGAAGTTCTTCTTGTCTTGCTTTTATAGCAGCTTGTTCAGTATCTTTTTCAGAAGACTCTATCTTTCTTCTAATAGAAGATAAACTATTGTCCATATAAATAGACATTAACGTAGAGAAATTCATTTTATCATTCTGAATACCTGCATGAGCAAGTTGCTTCATCATTTCATAAAGTTCTGTATCTCTGCCGCTATCAGATAAGAAAATACCAAAATCTGCTTCTAAAGAATCATTGTCACCAAATTGATATATGAGCGTAGACATGTCTCCTAGCACATCTTGATATTTCTGTGGATTATCTTTTACAGCTATTTTAGCTGTTTCTAATCCTACTGTTAAGCATCTGAGTTTCCATTCATCGTGACCAGAAAATAGCCACTCTGTTATATGAGATGTTTGAATCATCTCTCTTTGTACATTTCCTACAGCCTGGCTTGAAGATATTTGTCCTTGACGTGCTTTAGTCACACCTACAATTTCTCCCATTTCATCCTTAACATGCTGCATCATATTCATATAGAGTTGGATAGAGTTACCCATTTCCATATCAATTACTGGCGATTGCGCATTAAGGTTGCCTGCTAGTTTTCCCATAGAAGCTCCTTTGTTACTTTCTTTGAAGCCATCATAAGGTAAAGCATTCATTGATCGAGCAAATGATAACCATTGCTCTGTATGCCATCCTTCTGGTTTTTCATGCATCGGTAAACGCATAATCTTACCCCAGTTTTTAGATATCATAAGTTCAGTGTTATACATTAACACGTTATACATATACTGATAAGGCTTCATCATATCCATTGGTGATACAACTGTGCTATCATTAGTATTGTGTATAGTCCCAACAATGCCTGGATGACATCTGCTTGGGTTTTGCATACTTCTATATTGTAATTTTTTTGGTTGTAAACGAGTATAAATGCCAGCGTTATCTTTTGCGTTAATTGTTCCGCCAATCTTATGACCTTCCCACCATTCAGAAATCCAAATAGTTTCATAGGTTTCTCCTAGCTCTATTAAAACTTCATCTTTCTCGTCTCTAAGTTCTTTCTTTTCTTTACCGTATTCATCGATAGTAGTTACCCACTTCATCTTTCTCATAGAACGCCAGTAAGTTCTAAGAACTCTGATGTTTCCGTATGAGTCTATAGGAGCTCCAAACTTAATGCCTTGCTCAAATTGAGCTGTATCAATAGTTTCATCAACTCTAATAGCTAAATCTGGATAATTACCTAAATCATTAAAACCTTTTTGGCCACCTCCGCCGCCAGTAGTAGATGTTAATCCGCCTTCTACTTGTTTAACTTGTGATGGAGTAAGTACATCCCAGTAATCATCTATGATTTTTCCAGGTGACATGTAAGTGTCAATAACAATTATATCCGCGTCTTCAAAATATGGAGATTCTCCTGACCTAACAGTATGAACTTTTAATGGGTTAAGTACTTCAAAGACAGGCTCTGTAGCTACTATATCCCAAAAACCAATTTCTTCTCCAACAAGAGTAACATCTTTAAATGCTTTGTTGAACTTACGTTTTAAGTTTTGTTTTTGAAATAAATGATTTAATAGTTTTGTGCCTGCTTCTTCTCTGAAATCTTGCCACTCATAATTGAGATACTTCATGTAGTGCTTAAGCGTAGTCTCCATTTCGTCTTCTGGAGTTTGTTCTATTAAAGTCTTAATGAACTTTTTTATTTTATTAGACCTTTCCATCTCTTTAGATGAGATAGCGTCATCATTAGCTACACGTACTTTCCAATCAAACTTTCTTTTAAACTCTTCTCCGATTAAAAGATTAATCTTAGGCGAGGATATAGGATAGTTTTGCATTTTAGCAGGTACTGCCAAACCTTGAAGACCAAACGGGTTACAAACTTTTTCTACATCTTTTTGATTTAGAATGTTTGCGTATAAATCGTAATTAGTTTTTTTATTGTGATAAGTCTCTCTTAAGTTTTGATCTGCGAATATAGCATGCTGCTCAGCAGATTCAATGCATTTTTTGGCCCATTCATCAGTTTTTTGGTCAATTCCTTTTCTCTGAGATGGAAACTGGAAGTTTCCTGCGGGTAATGGATAAGTCATATTGTTTCACATTTGTGTAAGCTCACAAAAGTATCTGAATTTACGGTACCTTTACTTATACTCATACTAGTTATTTGTTATGTATATCTATATTTTTTATTAGCGCTATAGGTTAAACTTGTTTCCTGAAGCTGCTCCCCAATTAGCAATAGAACCCTTGCCACCATCAAAGAACTTTTTAAAAAATGGATCTTTCATTGTTTCTTTATCGTCCTCATGGTAGTTAGTTGGTCGTCTATTTATACGATCTTCTCTCATAATCATAAGCATGCCCATAGCAGATATTCTATCAAAGTTACCATCTGGGTTCCAAGCAATAGCTTCTTTAAGTAAGCCGATAGATCTAATTTTGTACATCCCCATTACATCTTCTTCTTCCGGATCTTCTTTATATGATGGAGTAACCATCCAATCAGCTAGTAATCTACGGCCCCACTCATTTATGCGTTTACCAGAATTTGTTCCTTTAGCTTTGTTACCATACATATTGCTCTTGACCATATCCATATCTTTAAGGATTTCAGGAGTATCACAAATATAATGAAGACAATGTTTTTTCTTAAAATAAGCAAACATTCCTTTTTTATCATTCTCATAATTACACTGAGCATTATAGTATTGCAAAAGTCTAAGAGTATTTTCATAATATTGTTCTGCAGTATGTTCTCTTGAGGTATACTCAGCTACTATTCTATCAGTTAGTACGTTCATAATATATGTACAGCAAACAGAATCTGTTGAAGAATGATCATCATCTACAGGATCTGTTCCTGCTATATAAATACCAACAGGAGGTATGCCTCTAGGTCCCTTAACTGGTTGTTCAAATATTTCAACGCCTCCAACTTTAGAGATTGAATGCTTAATAGGATAGTCGCGTATAATATTTACAGTGTCATCTGGCTTCCAGGTAATATGTCCAGTAGGATCTGTTCTAAGTCTGCCTACATAGTGAGGTCCTATAAACGATTCTTGTCTAGGCATAATATCAGCCAAGTAATCCTTTAAGTCTAATACTGGGAAGATAGAACCTTCCTTTCTCATAATAGCTTCTTGAGGAGTAATAGGTCTCTCTGCTTTTTCTTGAACTAGAATATTTGGGTCAGAAGTTCCAAAGCGTATTTTATTCCTTTCTGTGAATATCTGCAATAATGCTTTTATTACATCAGAGTTTCCATTTTCGTCATAACAACTAGATCGGTTTAAATATTCAGGAAAGAAAAATGAACAGATGTTCTGATCAGAGTTTTTATCAAATATGTTC